ATATTAAAAATGAAAAATTTATAAAAGAATCTGTGACTTGGTGTACTCATAAGAAAAAATGCACAATAAATGAATGTTATTTCAATGATGAAATGTGTCCTATTGTTAATGGATTAGTAAAACCTGATGAAGATTGTAATTCAACAAATGAAGGATTTACTGGGAGATTATCAAAATTTATAGGGAAAAATGAATATAATAAAACATTAGATTATATTAAAAGAGCTTTATTAAATTCTGAAAAATATAAAAGTTATAAAGTTGATAAAAATATTTTAATTAAAGATGCAGTTAAAGGATTAGTGCAAAAAATAAAATTTGCAAAGAAATTTAAAGATAATGAAAAATTATTAAACTCGTTAGTTGAAGAAATTGTTAAAGATTTGAAATCTAAGAAACATGGTCAAATTAATGAAAACAAAAAAGACATTAAAAGAATTAATTTCTAAATTTTCTTATATATTAAAAATCAGACAATCATGGGAACATGAAAAATAAACATAAATCCAAAAGGTATTAAAAGTTTGATGACAGCATTAAATAATTCTAAATCAAATGCAGTAGCAAATGGTAATTCAGATACATATTATTTTTTAAAATAAACAATGTGAAAATAATATCCAACAGTAAATTTTTTTAAAATATCAATAAATATCAAATAAATTAGTATTTGGCCCATATTTATAAAATATATAACTCAAATAACTACTAATAGTTATTTTTAAAAAATAATTATAATTATGAATTTAGAAGAACTTTATTTAGAAATTGAAAACCAATATCTAATTGTAGTAAATCGTCATGCAAAATTTGTTGAAAAAGGAAACAAAACTGCGGAAGCTGATGTGCGTAAAGCGTTGGGAGAAATTAAAAAACTTATAACACCTTATAGAAAAGCATCTAATGCTGCTGTTAAAGCAATGAAATAAAAACTGCAACAATCAAAAATGTATAAAAACATCAAAGAATTTTTCTTTGATGTTTTTTTTTATATATACTTAAAAATAAATACAATTAATTATGACTGATGAAGAATATTTAAATCTTTTTAAAAAAATTAAAAATGATGATGAAAATTTGAATAAAACAAATCAAAATGAAATGGAAAATTTAAATGAAGTAAATCAAAATAAAATAAATATTGACCCTGATCCTTGGCAAAATTTACAAAATTTAAATGAAACCCCAGTATCAAAATATAATATGAATGAAAATTTAAATGATGGATGGGGAACACAAGATTTTGTAATTGAAAAAAGAATGAATGGTCAAGTTATTACAAATAATGACCCATATCAAACAAAAAAAATTAAACAAAAAACAGAAAATTTAAATGGATTAGATCAATTTGTTGATGATGAACCATTAAAATCTGTTAATGAGGTATATCAAACTAATCAAGGATTAGAACCACCAACAATTAATGAAAAATTATCTGATATTGATATTGTTTCAGTAGAATTATTTGAAAGAATGCATACAAACGCAATGATTACTTTAAAAAATCATCCAAAATTTAAATAAATATGAAATATTTAAGAACATATAATGAATCTCACAACACATCAAAACGATATGGTGATATTTTATCAGAAGGTCAATTCAATAAATTATTAGAAAAGAATTGTAAAAATTATATTGATATTAATAATCAAATAAAAATGTATCGTGGAATTGGAAACTACATAAATCTATTCAAAATTTTAGAATTTAAAAATCATTATTACTTAAATCCAAAAAATCATTATAGACATTCTATTGAACCAGAGAATATTCATGTAATATTAATGAGTGAAATGGAACAATGGAAAGATTTTCCACCATATAATCAATCAGTTATTTGTTCTACTAATAAAATAAGTGCAGAGAGTTATGGAGAGTTATTTGAAATAATACCATATGATAATACAAAAGTGGGGGTTTGTTCTCATTCTTCTGTATGGGGTTCTTTTGGAGGTTTTGGAAAAAAATCCATTATTAAAATGATTCATAATTTTCTTGAATATTATCCAGCAGATTGGGGAGCAATACAAGATGAAATAAAAAATATAGGTATTGAAAAGTTATCACAAGACAAACTTGATTCAGATTTCATACATTCACTTTTATATTATAAAGAAAAGGGTGTATTTAGATATATTAAAAAAGGAGACTATTTACATACACCAAAAACTGGAAATTCTGAAAAAGAAGAAGAAGAAGAATTAAAAAATTTCAAGAAAAAGATGGATAAATTAACCACTAATGATATAATCGAATTTATTAATTTTTTATTTGAACCAAAAAATAATGGATTTAATTCAATTAAATATGATGGTAATTACACCACAAAAATATATAAAAATTATACTGATTTCAATACTGAAAATTTACAAACTTGGTGTGGAGGACCAGTTTTAATGAAAAAAATATTTATTTAAATATAAAAGTACCTTGGCAGTTCGCTTGGAAGAATATCAATATTTAATATATAATAAAAATAAAGATGATATATGTCGAGAAAATTAACTAATGAACAATTTATTGAAAAAGCTATGAATATTCATAATAATAAATATGATTATTCTTTAGTTAAATATATCAATTCAAAAACCAAAGTAAAAATAATTTGTCCAATTCATGGAGTATTTGAACAAAGTTCTCAAAAACATTTACATAATAAAAGAGGTTGTCAAAAATGTGGTGGATCAAAAAAATTAACAACAGAAGAATTTATTAATAAATCTAATATAATTCATAATAATAAATATGATTATTCATTAGTTAATTATATTAATAATTCTATAAAAGTGAAAATAATTTGTCCTATTCATGGTGAGTTTTATCAAAATCCAAATAATCATATATCTAAAAAATATGGTTGTTCAAAATGTAGTAATAATAGAAAATTAACAACAAAAGAATTTATTGTCAAATCTGATAAAATTCATAATAATAAATATGATTATTCATTAGTTAATTATATTAATGCACACACTAAAGTTGAAATTATTTGCCCTATTCATGGATTGTTTAAACAATCTGCAAATAGTCATATGAGAGGTATTAATTGTCCAAAGTGTAGTGAAAGTAAAGGAGAAAAAGTAATATCAAAATTATTAAACATAAATAAAATCAACCATATAAGACAACAAAGATTTAAAAATTGTAAAGATAAAAGAACTTTACCATTTGATTTTTATTTACCTAATTATAATTTGTGTATTGAATTTGATGGTCAACAACATTTTGAATTATTTAATAATTTTTGGGGTGGTAACAAAACTCTAAAATTAACTCAAAAACATGATGAAATAAAAAATCAATATTGTCTTGATAATAATATTAAATTAATAAGAATAAAATATAATGAAAATATTGAAGAAAAATTCAATTCAATATTTAATATATAATAAAAAAATAAACAAATTGATAATTGATAAAAATATTAAAATAAAAATAAATTCTATTAATTTTAAACGACTAAAAAAATTAAAATATAAATTTAATAAAGTTGGAAATATAATTAATATTAAAATTTCAGATTTATCAAAAGGTTCACATAAAAGAATTAATGTTAAATGTTCATATTGTAATACAATAAAACAAGTAGATTATTGTAATTATATTACTCAAACAAAAAATAGTGATTATTGTTGTAATAAATGTAAATTAATAAAAACAAATAATACTATAAAAACCAAATATAATGTGGATAATATATCTAAATTAGATATAATAAAAAAGAAGAAAGAAGAAACAACATTTAAAAATTATGGAGTTAAACATACTTTTCAAAGTAATATAAATATTAAAAAACGCAAAAAAACATTATTAAAAAAATATAATGTTGAACATAATTCACAAATAGAAAGTGTTAAAAAAGCAAAACAACTTTTTTCTGATGATGAATTACCTAAATGGAAAAAATATCAAAGAAGTGTTAGACAACAAACAAAATCTAAAAAGAAAATATTATTAGAATTTTGGGATGGAACAGATTATTATGATGGAGAATATATAAAAAATTATTTTTATTTAAATTGTTATAATAAAAAATATCCTAATATAGATCATAAACTTTCAATATTTTATGGATTTAAAAATAATATATCTATTGAAGAAATGATTTCTATTGAAAATTTATGTTTTACTAAAAGAAGTCATAATATGAGAAAAAACACAAAAACAAATATTGAATATAAAAAAATAATCAATAAAAAATAAATAAACAAAATTATGTTAAAATATAAATCATTTTCAGATAAATTATTTGAATCAGCTCCAAGAATACCAATATCAGAAGATTATTGGATTAAAAAAGGTAAAATAGGTAAAGAAGTAATGTTATTTTTTCACGATGATCTTGATGGGATCTTTTCTGCTGTAGCAATGAAAAATTATTTATTAGGTAAAGGATTCAAACTTCATGGTTATGGGATTGTAAATTATCAAGAAGGTTGGTCAACAACTGAACTAGATGACAAATATATTAATATAGCATTAGATTATGCTGAAAATGTTGACGGTATTAATATTTATATGGATCATCATGGTGAATTTATGGAAGAAGATAATGAAGAAAGAAATAGAGGAGAAGGTGCGGTTAAAACAGATACTGGTTCTGCATATGAAGGTATTATGGATCAATTAGGATTACCAATTGATTCAGGTATTCTAAATGTAATTGATATGGTAGATTCAGCCAAATATGATGATTATAAGATTAAACAGGAAGTTTTATTAAAATTTGATCCAGGAAGTTTTAAAAATAAATTAGAATTTGCTGCAGCATTTAATCAATTATTAAAAAGAAGTGATCATAGAACATTTATAGAAGTTGTAGCAAATTCAAAAGATATTGCACCAAGTATTTATAATATTTATAGATTATTTAGATTATTATATCCTGCAAATAATTTAAATATTTGGGATCTTAAAAAAGCTGCAAAACAAGCCGAATATTTAGATAATAATGGAAAACCTGATGTACCAGCATATTTAGAACATTTAAAATTATATAATAGAAAATTATTAAAATCTTTTGAGAAAGATTTTATTGGTGATGCAAGATGGAGGTTAGGACAAATGCAAAAAAAGACAAGAGGTTATAATAGAAAAGAATATATTAGAAATCAAACACAATTTCAAGAAAATTTTACAAAAGCTTCAAAATATGGGAGACCAATAATAAAATTAGATGGTTATCAAATACTTGGAACTATGGTTTTTGTTCCATCTGGTACTTGGGCAAATGCATTAAGAGCTCGTTCAATATTTGAAACAGATACTGAAATAATTAATGAATTTAATAAACAATTTAATGAAGATAGAGTTCCTACAATTGAATATAATGTTTTAAAAGAGAGTCCAATATATAATAAACTTGAGCCGATAATTGGTCAAAAAGTAGAATTAACAGGAGATTTAGATTATCAAAATAATCCTACAATTAAAATAACTAAAAATGTAACTACTGATTCATCTATTGAAGGTATTACAGGTTTTTTATCTAGAAATAAAGAAAAGGGTATAGTATTTAGAGCAAAACAACCAATATTTTGGATATTATTACAATATGGTAACACATTACAAGTTTGTTCATATCATAAATTAGATAAATATCCTAAAGAATATTTACCAAAAACAAAAGATGGGAAAAATATAACAAATTTGGGAAAATACACACAAGATTTATTATATAATATGGCTAAATACTTTGGTTATAATATTAATATAATACCTGAAACAACAACAAAAGCTGGTGGTCATGTTGGTATTGGTTCTATTTCAAATATTTTTGGTAAAGTACAAAATGATCAAAATATAGTACCAGAACCTGGAACTAAAAATAGTCAAATACATATTTCAAATAAATCATTTATGAAAAAATATTATAATACTCGATTTTTAGATTTAATTAAAAATAAAATGATTGAAGATTTATCTGGAATACCTTGGGGAAATTTAAAAATGACTTGGGGAGATCCTGAAGAAACACCAAAAACTAAACCAAAAACATCTGAAATGAATAAAAAAGTTGTATTAGCTGATGAAATTAGAAAAGAAAAAGATGTGATTCGGGGTAATAAAGAATTAAAAGAACCAGAAGATTCAAATGATGATAAAATAATACCAATATCTCTCGAACTCCCAACAAGACAAGTAGTTGAAAATAAAAAAACAAAACCAAGAAAACCTAAATATAATCCAGTAAGAATGATAGATAAAAAATATGCAGATGACTATGGACAAAAAATGAAAAAATATAGAGAATGGGAAGATCAAAAAAATCTTTTAAGAGAGTTTAATTCATACACACAACAAGTATTAGATTTTATTGATTATCCTTGGCAAGAAGATAATGAAATAGAATTTGTATCTTTATTAGATGAATACAGAGAAGAAATAGAAAAAAATATTAAATATGATATTAAAAATTATTTAAAATCTATGAATAAAGAAAATCAAACTCAACTTTTACACATGTCTGATGGGTTTCTTACTGCATTTGAAAATTTACTTAAATAAGTCAAAAAAACAACCAACTCATATTAAATAGGTCAAAAGTATCAACTTTTGACCTTTATTTGTTTATATATAGACAAAAATAAAATATCTAATTATGATTTATAATAAAGAAAAAATTGAGAAAATTCACAACAAATATGTAAATGATGAAAAAATAAAAAGAACAGAAAAAATATATTATAATAATATTATAGGATTAAGAACATCTAATATTGTTTATGATTATAATCATGAAGAATTAATAGAATATGCAAAATGTTTTTCAGATGAAATTTATTTTATTGAGAATTATTTTCATATCAAATTACATTCATATCAGATAAAAATAATTGAACATTATAAAAATAATAGATTTAGTATTTTTATGAATTCAAGACAAACTGGAACATTTTCAATATTAATAATGTTATTCATTCATTCAATGATTTTTAATCAAGATTATAGTATATTAAAAATTGATCATAAAATAATGGAAAATATAGAACATTTTAAAAAAATAAAAAAATTATATATTCAATTACCATTTTTTTTACAAATTGGAGTTACAAATTGGAATTTAAAAGATATTAAATTAGAAAATAAAAGTTTTTTTCAATTACAATCTTCAAAAAATATAGGACTTGGATATAATCCAAGTTTATTTATAATTAATAATTTTTCACAAATACCAGATAGTTATATTTATGATATATATAATTCTATAATTCCAACTATTTCTTCTCAGAAAAATAATAAATTTATTATATCATCAAGACCAAATGGTTATAATTTCTTTCTTAATCTTGTAGAAAATTCAGAAAGAAGTGATAATGATCCATTAAAAAATAACTATAATACATTACGAACTTATTGGTGGCAAATTCCTGGTCGAGATGAAAAATGGAAAGATGAAGTAATTAAAAAAATTGGATATGAATTATTTTTACAAGAATATGATTTAAGTTTTATGACTAAACAAAATTTAGAAAGAAGTAAAAAATTAAATAAAATATTAGGTATTTAATTATTTTAATAAATCATTTTTATTCTTTTTCTTTTAATTTAAATGTACCATTTAACATTTGTTCTAATAATGTTGGGTCATCTTTTATTTGATCAAATACATCATTTAATAATTTTGGGTCCCCTATAATAGTATAATTATCTTCATCAGATATTTCTGATTCTTCTTCTCCTTGATTAATATCTACTAATTCTTCTTTTAATTCTTTATAAAATTCTTTCATTTTCTTTTGCAAATCATAAGTCATTTTGATAGTATCTCTCATCTCCTTTTGAAACATTGCAACGGATTGATACATCAGAGGATCATTTACACCGAGATCTAATTGAGTCATGCAAGAAATTAATGCACGTTTTGCCATACTAATTGAAAAATTTAAATCAGATAAAGAATCAGAATC